TATCCTGAATATCATCGCCGCTGATGACGCGGCCATCGCAGGTGTCACCCTCGACGCCGATGCGAAACCATTTAGAAACTTTCTTTGCCATTGTTCAGGTGTCCTGATGTTGGGTTTTCGGGTCGGGATTAGTTTCCCGACTCCTTCCCGCATCAGCCACCTTTTGCGCTCCTGTTAGATCTGATACAACAGTCACTTAGCGCGAATAAACCCCTATTTCCTTAGCCTTGCCACGTCACACCAAAAACGAGGCAAGCATGACCATTTCAACTGACCTTTCTGTGTTAAATGACCCGCGACGACAGGCGCGGCTGTTGTACTGGCAGGGGTTCGCCGTAACGCAAATCTGCGACATGCTGCAGCTCAAGCGCCCGACCGTGCAGAGTTGGAAACAGCGGGATGGATGGGAAGAAACCGCGCCGATTAACCGCGTGGAATCGACATTAGAGGCGCGGCTTATCCAGCTCTACGCTAAGCCAGACCTGACCGCGTATGACTTCAAAGTCGCGGATTTTTTGTCGCGCCAGATGGAACGGCTCGCGCGCATTAACCGCTACGGCCAGACCGGAAACGAGGTGGATTTAAACCCCAATATCGCCAGCCGTAACAAAGGGGATCGCAAAAAGCCGAAACGCAATTTCTTCAGTGATGAAGCGATTGAAAAGCTGGAGGAGATTTTCTTCGACCAGTCGTTTGACTATCAGCTCCGCTGGCATAAAGCGGGGTTAGAGCACCGCATCCGCCACATCCTGAAATCCCGCCAGATTGGCGCGACGTTCTACTTTGCGCGTGAGTCACTCATGCGCGCGCTTAAGACCGGGCAAAACCAGATATTTTTGTCGGCCAGTAAAACGCAGGCTTACGTGTTCCGTAAGTACATCATCGCCTTTGCCCGTCTGGTTGATGTCGACCTGTCAGGCGACCCGATCGTCATCGGCAACAATGGCGCTGAGCTGATTTTTCTCGGGACCAATTCCAACACCGCGCAGAGTCACAACGGCGACCTGTATGTTGACGAAATTTTCTGGATACCCAATTTCCAGAAGCTGCGCAAAGTCGCCTCGGGCATGGCCTCGCAGTCGCATCTGCGCACCACCTATTTTTCGACCCCGTCGACGCTGGCGCACGGCGCTTACCCGTTCTGGTCAGGCGAGCTGTTTAACCGTGGCCGCAGCAACCGCGACGAACGTGTCGACATCGATATAAGTCATCAAGCGCTCGCCGGTGGCGTGCTGTGCGGTGATGGACAGTGGCGGCAGATTGTCACCATTGAGGACGCGCTTGCCGGTGGCTGCACTCTGTTTAACCTCGACCAGCTTAAGCAGGAAAACAGCGCGGATGACTTCCGTAACCTGTTTATGTGCGAGTTCGTCGACGATAAGGCATCGGTATTCCCATTCGAGGAGCTACAGCGCTGCATGGTCGATGCGATGGAAGAATGGGAGGACTTCGAGCCGTTCGCCGACCGTCCGTTTAATTGGCGTCCTGTCTGGATTGGCTATGACCCGTCACACACAGGCGACAGCGCAGGCTGTGCGGTACTGGCTCCGCCGCTGGTTGCCGGTGGCAAGTTCCGCATCCTTGAGCGTCACCAATGGAAAGGCATGGACTTTGCCGCACAGGCCGAGGCCATCCGGGCGCTGACCGAGAAATACACCGTCGACTATATCGGCATCGATGCGACCGGCATCGGCCAGGGTGTTTACCAGCTCGTGCGCTCATTCTTCCCGGCTGCGCGCGCCATCCGCTACACCCCGGAAATGAAAACCGCGATGGTGCTGAAAGCAAAAGACACCATCAGGCGCGGGTGTCTGGAATATGACGCCGGTGCGACCGACATCACTCAGTCATTTATGGCTATCCGCAAAACCATGACCAGCAGTGGCCGCAGCGCCACCTATGAAGCCAGCCGCAGTGAGGAAGCCAGCCACGCAGATATCGCGTGGGCGACCATGCACGCCCTTTTAAACGAGCCGCTTTCCGCAGGTAGCGGTATGCAATCAAGCTCAATTCTGGATATTAACTAAGATGAAAAAGCGCCAAAAGAAACAGCCAAAACAGACCAACATGACCGCCAGCGCGTCGCAGAAAATGGAGGCGTTCACCTTTGGTGAGCCCTCCCCCGTTCTGGATCGCCGCGACATCCTCGATTATGTCGAATGCATCAACAACGGCAAATGGTACGAGCCGCCGGTCAACTTCTCGGGACTGGCAAAAAGCCTGCGCGCCGCCGTGCACCACAGCTCCCCGATTTACGTCAAACGCAACGTTCTGACCAGCACCTTTATCCCGCACCCGTTGCTGTCGCGTCAGGACTTTAGCCGCCTCGTGCTCGATTATCTGGTGTTTGCCAACGGCTACCTTGAAAAGCGCATGAGCGTGACCGGCCAGCTCATGAAGCTTGAAACCTCACCGGCCAAATACACACGCCGTGGCGTGGAGGATGGCGTTTACTGGTACGTGTCGGACTACACGCACCCGCATCAGTTCGCCCCCGGTTCGGTGTGCCATCTGCTTGAGCCCGATATCAATCAGGAGCTCTACGGGATGCCGGAATACCTGAGCGCGCTCAATTCCGCCTGGCTTAATGAATCCGCCACGCTCTTTCGTCGCAAGTATTACCAGAACGGGGCGCACGCGGGTTACATCATGTACGTGACCGACGCAGCACAGAGCAGCACCGACGTCGAGGCGCTGCGCTCCGCCATGCGCGACTCGAAAGGACTCGGGAATTTTAAAAACCTATTTTTCTATGCCCCGAACGGGAAACCGGATGGCATTAAGATAGTGCCGTTGAGTGAAGTCGCCACGAAGGATGATTTTTTTAACATCAAGAAGGTGAGCGCCGCTGACCTGCTCGATGCGCACCGCGTGCCGTTCCAGCTCATGGGCGGCAAGCCTGAAAATATCGGCTCGATGGGCGATATCGAGAAGGTGGCGCGGGTATTTGTGCGTAACGAGCTTACGCCGCTGCAGGAGCGGTTTAAAGAGATTAACGATTGGTTAGGAATTGAGGTGATCCGCTTTAAGGATTACAGCATCGAGACCGACTAAACCCGCCCAAAATGCCGCCTCCGTGCGGCACATCCTCAGAGCAAGCCAGACGCCACACACGCGACGCAAGCGCCCCGACATCACCTTGACCGACTTCACATCACAGCACGCCACCACGACGCGTACAGACGCGCAAAATAAATCCCGTCACCACGTCCGGCGCGCAGTGCTATCCCCGCCTCGCCTGCCCGCTTAAGGGGGCGGTTTTAATGCAAGTGCATCAGCTGCCCCTAGCCTCACCAGCTCTGGCGCTCGCTGGCAAAATCTTAATTTAAAAACGAATGCAAACTCATGCATATGTTGCATGCATGAGTGATTTTTACTAATTACTTAATGCCGATACGATATCAATTAACATTCGGTACTGCCTCAATGACTGCTATATCGAGCTCTAAATACTGATAAATAGCTCGAGCTTTTGCACAAAATCGTTGATCTTGACTCATAACTGCATCGCAATAGGTAGCCATTGCCGTATGATTGGCATCGCTCAATATCCCCGGTATTTTATTAATACTGTTAAGACCCTTATCAGGATGAAATCCTAAGAAATTAAGTACGGTATGACACCCTACAACCCCTAAATATCGAGGCCATTTTTCATAGCCTTGTTTATCAACAGGTTCAAAGCCATAAAACTGTTCAATTGTCATTCCGGGATATTTATTTCGCATAACCCCCCATATTAACTTTAAAGGATTATCATCAACTGATAGGTTGCCAACCCTCCCCCTACCAATACCAATGCTGGTTCGTGAGTGCTCTAAATTCTGTATTTCAAGCAATTGCCCTGTGGTGACTATCTCAATATCTTTAACCACTTGCTCTATACGAGCTTCGACATCACTCGATATTAGGTCAAGTGGTGATAACAGAGAATGAAGAAATTCCCTTAATCTTGAATCGCCACGGATAATCTAGACACTTCCTAGCCGTTGATAATACTGGTTTTCATATTCTGTCGGTGACATCTGATCGCTGGAACCATGCCGACGCTTACTGTTATAAAACATTTCGATGTAATC